CGGGGGACTTCTTCGGTCCGACGACTGGACTACCAGAGTTCATTCAGAACCACGTCGCCAAGGGCTGCCACCTCATGACGGGATACACCCGTGTCCCTGAAAGGGCTCCGAATATCGGAGTGAGGAAGGTCTAGGCCGGTGAGCTTGTGGTCGCTGAGAGCAATGGTGTCCAGGAGAGACAGTCGCCGCAGGGGAGCCCAGCGGTATTTACCGCTTGAATTCTTGGATTGGGCAATCCTGTTTGCGGCGTTCCAAATGCGCAGAAAGCCCGAGTCATCCTCATAGTACTGAGTGGGCTCAGACCCACACATCCCCCAGAAGGAGGGGTCAGTACTCGGCCTCGATGGGAGGCCGCGGCGGGGTGCAAAGGACTCTGGAGGGAGGTCAGGATATGACCTCCTGAAGGAGTCGTATTCCTCATCGAGATTGGCGTCTCGGTTAGGTACACACCGTAGAGGGTAAGCAACGTCCCCATAGCACGGGACATCAGGCTTCAGTTGGGAGAGTAGGGCTCTTCGAAGGTTGGGCCGATTGGCAAGAAGATTCGCCATAGCCCAGTTGTTCGCCTTCGGGAGCCTCTGCGCATAGGAACGAGAGGAGGGAGGGGGGAGCGGAAAGCCCAGACCGCCGTAGCGGACGGGCATGCAGAAGGAGATGGGAAACCGGCTGATCCGCTTCAAGCGGTCACGGTTAACATCCCAGCAATGGTCCCAGAGGCGCCGTTGTAAGGCAGCCCTAACACCGGGACTGGACTCATCTGCGTAACTGGGAGTCGATCTTACGTACTCCCGCCAGCAATCCCCCATGGGAACGAGACTCCGAACATTCGAGGAGTCAAGAAGCGACATCTTTTCTATTCGTCGCTGGGAGTCCGTCGTACCAGAAGCTCCCTTGATGGAGCCGCGAGCGAGACCCTCCAGAGGGAGGTGTCTTCGTTCAATAGTGGTGTACGTAAACTCTGAAAGGGGTCCGTCCAAGGGCCCTAGGAGGGTCGTCCGCATCTTGCGGCACACCCACATCTCAGAGTTAATGGTGGCAATCCGGCGGTGCCGGAAACACTTCCCCAGGGAGGGGATAAGACCACCCATGGCCGTGATCTGCGACCATATATAGTACTCCTTATCACTGGTACGACACAGGAGATCGTCACCGTTGACCAGGATCGGCTGGTCACGGAGCATAGAGGCCTCACGCCCGGCAAGCTCAAAGGCAAACCGGGTCAGTGCCGCGTTAAGCAGGCACAGGATGGGGAAGGAGACGGGGGAACCCATGAGCTGACCTCGGGCTTGATGACCGAGATACTCGTGGGTGTCGGGGTCATGGAAGACATGACCGATTAGGGCCCGACGAAGGACAATCCTGTCCTCCCAGGGAACCCCGAGGCTATCACAGACCTCCATGAGGCAGTGGCCTGATAGCTCTGGATCAAAGTAATCCGTAGCGGCTTGATAGTCGCCGGACATCCAGAGCCTCCCGTCTCCAAAGTCGACCTTTCGAACGAGGTCGTACATCACATCCCTTCCGCACGGCCGTCCCACAAGCTGAAACGTGGGATGGGCCGCCAGAGGCCTCCACATGGAGGGTTGCCATCTTCTGGCAAGGTGGTAGTGGTGAGCGGCTCCGCGAGTAATAACGCGGACCTTGAACGGCTCGACAAGACCCACCGGATAGCACGCCATCGTCTCCCCGAAGGAGAGAACTTTGGATGCCTCCACGGTGTGCGACCATTCTAGATGGTCGGTGGTCGAGTACACGGGGACAGGGTCCCTTTCTCGCGTGTACCCAACGAGCTGGGGTAGGCCAAGAACGCCGGCCCGGCCCTCACCTGCTTCCTCCACTAGTGCCTGATGGGCACCCCCTCCACCCCGGGGACACTGGAACGACGACTTGGTCGATCCGAGTCGGTGTGACCCCGGGGTTGGTACCTCCTCTTCCATCGAGGGGCCATAGATCTCCTTCACCGTCCGGGTGACCTGCTCCTTAAGATCTTGGAGCGTCACTTTCCTCCCCCCAATGACCTGGGACCGTGTACGACACGGCGTGGTAAGGCGGCTCATGGCCTCTTCCACCTTTGCGTCCACAAGATCCGGCCTCATGGGTAAGGCACCTGCCTTCCCTTGGTAGAGCGCATAGGCGCACTCTTGGAGCCGGAGGGGAATATTCCCCGATTGGTGGATCGCTCTCTGCCAGAAGGCAGAGTCACCCCAGGTCAACCCAACACGGGGGGGGCGATAACAATTCGGGACCTCACTTAGGTACCCGGGTTTGGACGGTAACTCCCTTTGTTCCCACACCTGCGCCAACAACCAAGCTGTCCTCCATTTGAGGTAGGACTCCAGCTGGTCGTGCGCACCGAGCCACAGAAAGAGACCTCTATCCCTCTCACTAAAGGGGGTGGGGTCGATCTCATAACATCTGTAAATGTGGCTCCAAACCTCCTCAACCCTGTCCATCTGACGAATCCCATGGAGATACGCGTCCGCGCATACTCCAGGTCCATCAGAAGATTCGTCAACGTCGGAAGCACAAGGAATATCCCCTGCCATCCTGGCAGTCCGCTCAGCAAGAGCTTGTTCGAGATATTCCTTGGTCGGGTCGTACCCGACACAAGCGATACGTAGGGTGCTCAATACAGGCATTCCGTACGGGTGAGTGTATGCGCTGTTCCACAATGTGAATTGGCAAAC